AGCGAAGAGTAGTATCTTCTGTAACATCAGTAATAATATTCGTCTAGAACTTCTAATACATTATTTAGAGCTTGTTGAGCTGCCCAACGTTCCTTATCATTCCAATCAGGATACCAATGCTTCTCAGCAATACCTGTTTTCATCTTCATGATACGAGCAGTCATATCTACTTTTTTAAGTCTACCGTTCATGTATTCTGGGTAATCAGGAAAAGGTGGATCAGGTCGTTGGTGTCGGTTCATGTGCTTTCATAGTTGCAAATGCATTATTGTAATATTGTGAACTGCGATCACCTGCTTTCTCAAGTTGATAGACTATAGATGACCAAATCAAATATTGCATGTAACTTTTTTGCATAATAATTATAACATATTTTTCATTATGTATGCAATAAAAAAGACCCCCGTAGGGGTCTTTGTTTGAGTATCGTAACCTCGATTTACATGAGGTTAGTAACTTGTACACGTCTGTAGTACATGTTAGCATTAGCGGTGAGGGTCTCTCCATCAGGAGTACCATTGTATGCACCGTTAGTTGTAACGAATGGGTTAGAAACCATTCCGTAACGTGTCTTGAATCCAATCTTGGGTTGGAAGGTCTCTGGATCGATGCTACGTACCATTTGGAGAGGAACGTAAGGACAATAGAATAGTCCAGCATCATAAGGGGATGTACCCTTGTATCCAACAACGTAGTAGTGCTTATCAGATAGATTAGCAGCATATGGGTCTACGTAGACCTTAATGCGTCCGTTGATTGTACCAACTAGAAGGTTTCCAGTATCATCAACCTCACCGATGGAAGGACCACCAGCACCAGTTAAACCAGAACTATAGTCAAGTACACCAGACATTGCAAGAGCAGATGCAACGTCAGCAGAACACATCAAGAAGTTACCCTTTCCTCTACGAGTCTCTTGTGCGATTGCGTTACAATCTCTCTCGATTTGGAAAAGAAGTCCCTTGAATTTCTCAACTGACCATCTACCATTACTATCTACGTCTAAGTCGAATACACCAGCAGTTGCTACGTTATTAGCAGCACCTTTCTTAGCAACGCTATAAACACGACGAACAACTTCTCTGTTGATCTCAGCAAGAACTTCAGAAGATAGGATGTTAGCAAGTTCTTGCTCTGCATCCAATCCATGAATTGCCTTGAGGTCTTGAGCTAGTTCTAAGGTGTACTCTGCTTTGAGGGCTCTGGACTTAGCAGTCACAGAAGTCTTCTCAATGCTGAATGACATCTCACGGAATAAGTTTCCAGTCTCACCCATTGTTTCGAGTGATTCTCTGCTCATTCCAGCAGCAACCTCATAGGTTCCTGGTGAGGAATCATTAAGAAGTGCAGGGTTGTTACCATCTGATAAGGAGTTACCAGAAGCAGAAGTACCATCTCCAGCACGGACAGCATAGTCTCCCTTGTTGGTGTCTCCACCAGCAGAGAATCCTGTGTCTGCCTCGTTGAAGAGTGCTTCCTCTCCACCTTGGTTCTCGTATCTAGATCTCATTGCAAAGATCAATCCAGTAGGTCCAGACATTGGCTGAACACCACAGATATCATATGCAACTAGGTTAGGCATTGAACGGCGAATTAAGCTGATCAATACTGGGTCGAAACCTGCAAGTCCAGCTGTGTTAGCATTACCCAATGCACTATTTGCAGGTGATACTGTGCTGGCTCCGAGGGCGTTAACCGCTACCTCATTAATCATTCCACGCTCTTCACGTAGGAATCTTTCTTGGTTCTCTAACAGAACTGCGGTTACTGATTTCTTGTAATTGTCCTTGATGGCAGAACTGCCTTCATGACTTAGAACAGGATCCCACTTTTCTGTTAGGGCTTTTGCATTAAACATTTTTGTTTACCCTTTTAGGAAAGTTTTAGTTATTTTGAAGATTCAGACCATCTGCTAAGAGCTTGGACATATGCACCCATTGCTGGAGCCATCTCCTCATCTTGAACAGCAGTCTCGTCATCGGTGCTCGCTACTTTAGGAGCTCCAGAGAAGTAACTCTCTTTAAGCGTCTTGAGTTTCTTAGAGTATTCCTCTTCTGTAGTAAACTCAATTCCTTCTGCGAGAGCAGCCAGTTTGTCCTTCTGAGTATCCACCATTCCTTCTGAAATTTGATTCAGAACTACTTTTTGTGTGTTCTCATTTAGACGATTCTGTAGTTTCACATTAGCTTTGACCTGTTCGTCAAGGCGTTCTTCCATTTCACGAATAGATGTAGCCATACTCTCTACCGCATCGACCTTATCGTCGGGGATAGAAATGTAGTGCTCTTCAAAGAGATTCTTAAGACCTGAAATAAAGTCTTCAGTAATCTCATTTCTGATTCCACGGTCAACGGCGACTTGATTATCTTCCACCCATTGACTGATGGCGTAGTTCACAGTGCCGTTAACTTCCTCAGAGAGTTCTTTCTTAGCAGCTACTAACTTCTCTTCGTGTTCTTTAGCAAAGTGTTCTACAAGCTTTGTATGCTCTTCTGTAAGTTTTGCCTTGATAGCAGCTTCAAAGATTGTCTTTGCTTTCTCGGCAAACTCTTCAGAGAGTTCGGTTCCTTCAAGGAGAGCCTTAACGTCGTCAGATACGTCAACGGACTCAAAGGAAGGTTTGATAGGATACGAAACATCTGGACCTGTTGATGTTGCATATGCAGCATCTGCACCAACTGAAGGTTGAACGCCTTGATCTCCTGCATCGTTAGTTGCATTCGTCTGGGCGGTTCCGTCACTTTGAGCACCTTTAGCTGCTACAGGGGCTGCAGCCTTGGCACCTGGATTATCTTCTCCTTCATCATTACCAGTAGGAACTGGTCCTCCGTTATCAGTGATGGATTGACCTGCCTGAGCAGCATCTGTTCCAACACTAGGCTGAGGATCCTGATGGGAATCTCGCTTAGGCTCACTGTTTGTTTGGCCAGGCGCAGGTGGACTGGCAGGAATAGCACTTGCGGTCACCGTTGGCATAGGATCTTGGTACTCATTAAGTACTTCCTTATGCTCAGTAGCGAACTCCGCAAACTTTTCATTTAACATATCTGACATTTGAGTTTCCCCTGATGGTTCGTATGATTAGTCTAAGTTTATTTATTAATTTACAATCCTGAAAGGAAATCTTCAAACACTTGAAGTGTTCTTTCCTCTAGGTTTCTGCGAGTAGCCTCGCTCATGTGTCTGTGGTATTTAGCAACCTTGGTCTCCTTTAGAATACCATTATTCCAAACCCACTCTTTACCTTCCATGATTCCGTTAACGAAAGCATCAGGTGCAGATGGGTCTGCTACGATATCAGCAGCAGTTGCTAACATAAAGTCATCCATTACATAATTAGCATCTTCTTGTCTGTCGATGCTACCCATACCACGAGATGAAACTCCTAATTGAACTCCCTCTCCTAATAGAGACTTTGCGATCTTACCCATTGGTGTGTCTAAGATCTGTGCCTTTCCGATGAAGTTATTACCCTCAGCTTTAAGTGAGGTAATTCTGTGTGAAACACGGTCAAGATTAACAGTAGGACCGTCAGGATGACCCAACTCCCCAAGAGCACGTTTTGCTTTAACGTATTCCTCATTGTATCTCTCCACCTCATCCTCAAGAACTTTGAAAGGATAAACCCTTCCATTCCGATTCTTCAGTTCGGCTTGTAAGAATACACCTTCGATGTACAGTTTTTTATCATCACCTTTACCTTCAGTGACAATCTTTACATCTTCAATTTGTTCCGTTATCAGTTTCATTGGGTGTATCTCCTACTGGTTCGTCAAAGAAAGACTTCGCTACAACCTGTTTGTAAGTAGACATTGCATCTGCTGCTCGTGAGAAGAGAATGTCTTGAATTGCATCTATTGCTGCTGCACGTTTTCCATCTGTAATATGGTTCACGACATCCACAATTTCTGCTTCTGGATTAGATTGTTCCATGATGTACTTATCTATTTATTACTACTAGTGGTTTTAGCAGGAGCTGGCTTTAATTTTGCCTGTTGCTTCGCAGCTTCTAACTCCCTTGTATGATCATCTTCTGCATTCTGTGCTTCAATTTCTGGAGCAAATGCATCGTTTTGACGATCCATCATATCGAAGGTATTCATATCGACTGGACTCATAACAAGACCTTGATCGATCTCCTTACGCATCAACTTGTCTTGCTCCCTGATCTCATTGTTAGTGTGACCAAGAATATCACGACGTATATAATCGACTGAATAGTATTTACCAACATAAGGATCCATCTGTGTTACCAGAGCAATCCGTTGGGTCATCATTTCAATTTCCTTAAGCTCATTGAAATGATTATCATGCAAGTAATCATATTGAATATGCTCTTGCATCTCATCCCAATCTTCAGGAGCAATTACTCCTTTGAGAATAAGTTGAGTCTTAAGGACATCTTGGAAGATGAAACTAAATCTCTTACGTAGTCTTCCAATGAACTTACTAAATTTGAGTTCATCTCTAAGTACTTCCGTAGTCTTACCGAGATTGAAACCTTTGTTATCGTCTGTAAGACGACTAGGTGGAAGGTTAAGCGAGTTATAAAGCTTCTTCTTAAAGTATTCAACATCTTTAAGTTCACCAAGGTTTTGTCCTCCAGGTAAGGTAGTAATTTCAGTTCCACGACCACCTTCTCTACGAGGTAACCAGAAATCTTCTAGCATACTCATATGCTTTTTATCATCACGGATCTCACCTGTCTGTGCGTCGTAGACAAGTTTGTTCCTATAGCGAGACATCACATCACGTAAGTATTGTTCTGCCTTCACCTTAGGTAGGTTACCTACATCGATGTAGAATATCCTACGTTCGGGAGCACGTGATAAACGATAGATTACTAGTGCATCCTCAATCATTCTAAGTTGATTGAGTGACTTAATTCCTTTATGCAAGAAACTAAGATGCATTCTCTTATTCATATCCTGTAGTCCAGAATGGACAAAGGTTACTGAATCGTATGCTAACTTAATTCCTTGGTTGCCTGTGAAATCTCCAGGTCCAACTAATGCAGATTGTCTTCCAAAACCTTTAGGATTAAAGATATAATAGTCAACATAGTCACCCCACTCATGTTCGAGTGCAGTTCCCTTAACTACTGTTGGATCATCTACAGTTTTGATCTTCTGCCTTACCCTTCTAATCTTAAGAGGGTCGATGTACCGAAGTTCAGTAATACCTTTCTTCGGTTCATTCAGATCTATTACCTTATGATAATAAATCCGTCCATCAATATACCAGTTACGGATTAACTCGTGTGCCTTTAAATCAAAAGAAAGGAGTCGCTTGATATAATCAAACTCCTCCCTTATTCTTCTCTTTACCGACATACCTACTTCTAGGTTATCGAGATTTATATCTACGCAACTATCGTTTGAGTCATTAACCACAAACTCGTTGATAATATCATCAATAGCAGAATCACATTCTGGGTGTAGAGACATGTCTCTATACCTTTTGATGAGATCATATTCATTTCTCGCTTGTGCGTCAGTCTCAACATAAGTGCCAAAATAACCACCTGCTGCTACGGCAACGCCGTCTTCAGCATTAGGAGGAACGGGGGACTGACCCTTCCGTTCCGCCTTTTTATTAATCTGGAAGCCGAAAAGCTGACTCATATTATTGTTTTCTCACCAGTTACCCTTTTATTTATACGCCAGCCAAAACGCTAGGTGGATTGGTTGATGCGGCTGCTCCTGTTTCAGCAGTCCAATAGGATAACTGGAATTCAACTGTGAACTCAGAAACCTGATCATTGCTATCATAAGCAAGATCAATTTGTGAGACGTTAGTTGGGAATGCATGCCATAGTTTGTATGACCTGATTATGTTTCCAGTAGCAGTTGCATCTTTTTCAAGTTGCTTAACTGTTAGATGGGCCATGTATCCATCACCAGCAGTTTCTGGTTTGAATAGAGGGGATACATTTCCTTCATGTGAATTGATTGCAGCACACCACTGTTCCATAAATGATCGAATCCTCATATCTTCGTCATTTACAAATGTGGTTGTCCATGTATCAAAGGTACGATCTCCAGCAATTTTTACTGTACGTCCTCTGAATGGAACTTCAATTACACCTAAGTTTGATGCTGGTAGAGCTGCGGATTTGCAAAGTACATTAACGAGTTCTTTATCAGATGCTCCCTTAGCAAGTGATCCAGGGAACTCGATATCGACCAAGAACATATTGGGTTTGACACCCTGCTTGATCTTTTGCAAAAACTCAGATACGTTTGAGTTAATAGCCATTTTAGTTTACCTTCCTACGAGTTTGTGGTTATGGATTAAGAACGACCTACGACTTCACTGAAAGCAACTCCAGTGCGTGTAGCGACGAACGAAAGGGTGATGAAGTTAATCGAACGTGTTGGTTTAACATAAACTTCAGCAACAAATTCGTTACGATCAATTACACTAGCGGTATTGTTTGAATCATCACATACAATCTGGAAGTCTGTAATACCTCTACGTGCCTGTACCTCAGAGAGGTAAGATCCGAGTGCATTTGTGAATCCAAGTCTTGTAGTCTCATCATTTTGCTCAAAGATGACTGCCTTAGCAAGTGCTTCAGCTCTCTCCTCAATGTTAATGAACAGACGACGAACGTTAATTCTATCGAATGCAGATGGAGAAGATAGTGCAGTCTTATCACCGAATAGAGTGATGCCTTGACCAGGGAAAGAAACAATAGGATTGATTCTGTTCTGATAAAGTTCATCTCTATCGGATGAAGTTGGGTTGTATGCTAGTTTAATAGCATTTCTTACACCGCCACGTGATAATCCAGCAGGTGAGAACCAGTCATCAAGTGTTGCAGAAGTTGCGACACATAGACCAGCAACGTCACCGTTGCAAGGAACATAGCGGTACTTATCGTTAAAGCGATCATAGAAATACTTATAACCACTATCAAATACAGCAAATGATGTAGAACTCAAGGCAGAGAAGAAGTTAATTGTATTATCTTTCTGATCTATCCTTGAGAGTGCAGTTGTACCAGAAACCTGATTACCTTTATGAGCAGAAATGTATGCGATAGCATCCTTTCTGAGGTTAGCAGTTGTGATACATTGAGCAGCCTTCAATTTAGTGTCTGCTTCAGTAGACATTGAACCACCCATAAGGATGAAGTCAACATCAACTGTCTCAGTATCATTGAAGAGTTCCATACCAGTTGTGAACTCAGCTGGTGTGTATGCGTAATCATCAGTACCACCAGCAAGAACTGTTTGTACAGTACCGAAGAGTTGGCATTTGTCTCCAGAACTTGCAGCAGAAGCAGCAGTTCCAGCAGCAAGACCAGCACCAGCAGTAGAAGGATTGTGTGCAGCAGTTACGTGTGAACCGAAGTAAACGTAATTAGATACTTCCTTCACGATAGTTGGGTAGTATGCAGTAGCACCTTCTGTCGAAGTACCATCTGTGAACTTAGAAAGGTATTGAATCCTTTCAACAACAGTTCCTTCAGATCTATCAATAACACCAACGTGAACCTCGTCATATGAAAGACCAAGGTTAGCAGCGAAGGCAGAAGTACCAGGACGGGGACCAATAGCAGATAGTTTAATCTTACCATCAGCAGCAGATGACTTACTACCATCTGTGTTTGTATTAGTCCACCAGTCGGCAACCGTAACAGCGATTGTTGAGTCTTGAATTGTAGCAACGTCAACTGTACCTGAAGATGCACCAGTTTGAACAACTGTTAATGTGTTACCAACAGCATATCCTTCACCAGCACCATCAGTTGCAACAGCAACAGCAGTGATTGCACCTGTTACAGCAGTGATGGTCAACTGTGCGTTGTTACCACCACCAGTAACTGTTACTACATCTCCAACTGTGTATCCAGTACCAGCAGTATTAATAGTTACGCTATCAATAACACCACCAGTTGAAGTGAAGTCTACAGTCAGGTTAGATCCATTACCACCAGATGTTGCTACGTTAGTTCCAGTAGCACCATAGGTTGAACCACCTGCTGTAATTGTAAGAGTGTTAGGAGCACCAGAAGATACAGTGATGTCTACCTTAGCACCAGTACCAGCACCACCTGTGGTTACTAGTCCAGTACCTGATGTGTAGTTAACACCACCAGCACTAACTGTAAGTCCTGTTACACGACCCTCGTCGGGAGTATCAAGGGTATCGCTTGAAGTAATTCTACTTGTCGGATCATTTAAGATAACAGCAGCAGTATAGGTTGCAGCATCGTAAGAAAGAACTTCTCCTGCTTTACCTGAACTGAATGCTAAGTCTGTACCAGCAGCCATTCCAGCAGGTGCTGAAGCAAACGTTACATACTGGTCAGCACCACGGTCTGCGATAACAACATCATAACCGTTGCCCCAGATACCTGGTGTTTGAGCAGCCCACTTCCATGCTGGAGTAGTTGCTTCAATCCTTGATTCATAGTCAACTTTGTTACGGATGATAGCAGCAGCACCAGCGTTGACCGCACCAGTTTCTGCACGTACCACAGCAAGGCGACCTCCATAGTTCAAGAATTCAGATGCTACAAAAAAGTCATCTGCATTCGAGTCACCAGGACTACCAAATGTGTCTACTAATTCTCTTTGAGAAGCTATCGTGGTGATTTCATTAACTGGACCTTTCTGGAATGTTGAAACAACTGCTGCGTTTGTAGCAGCAGAGTTAACAACTGTACCAGTTGTAAGATCTCTTTCCTTAATGACAACACCAGGCGAGATTTGACTTGCCATGTTTCGTTTCTCCCGATAAAATGATCGATAAATTGTCTATACTTATTTAGAAATTAACGTCTTTCAAGTGGGGAAACAAAACGTGAACATTACCAATCAGGGTATGACCACTCAGGAATACCCTTATTATCTTTTCTATTTTTTACAACTCTTTCTATAGTGCATATCTTACATTCATAAGAATATGCTGATGCTAATCTACTTCTATTCTTACGAGTAAGATAGAAATCATTCAATAAATCTTTAGTTCTTCCACAGGTTCTACACTTCCTCTGCTTGAAGAGCAGATGTTCTAAATCAAATTGCTGCTCAAGATCCACTAGTAGTTCCACATATAGGAGACTTCTTCTTGTGTCTCTCCATATTCCCAAAGGGATCCGTCCTCTACAAATGAATCATCTCCAAGTCCATCATCTATAAAACCGAATGGAGCCATATCCTGTTCTATCTGATTCTTCTGTTCCTCATATATCCTACGACGAACATCTTGATCAGTCATTTCCTTAAAGTATTCCTGCATGACTAACCATGCAAAGAGAACCATACACATTACAAGATCATCATGATATCCTTCATCTGCTTCCCATGCTTGCTTCTTCTGGATGAAGGTAGTAAGTTCTTGCAAGACGTGAAAATCTTGGAATGTTAATTTGTCTTCTTCTATAATTGCTTTAAGGTTTGCACACCCCTGCTTCTTAACAGTGATGCTCATCTTTACACCTAGTTGTGTTTTGTTTCCTGAGAATCCTTGTCCAACGATCTGTCCAGCTCGTCCACGCATAGCACACATAAGGACGTTAGGATATTCAAGATCATAATTAAGAGTAGCAGCGATAGAGTCTCCAATGTCGTTTACCTCAACTAAAATATATGGTAGATGATATTCCTTTGCTACTTGAAGTATAACCGATGGAAACAGTACAGGCTTAATCTCATTATCACGGTATTTGGCAACAATTTTGTACGGGAGAGTGGTGACATCAAACACGATGAAAGCACTGTAGTCACCACCAATTCCTCTGGCAACATCCACAGTAATAATATATTCGTGACCTTTTTTAGATCTCTCATAAACATCAAGTCCTGCATTGCTTTGAAGGGGTTCAGTGAACGGTATAGCTTGTAGTTTTGCTGGAGAAATAAGAGTATCTGCTGATCCAAGAAAGTCACACTCAAACTCTTGAGCGAACTGTCTCTTGGACGTGTTCTTCATAGTCTCCTCTTTCCATTTAGCATCTCTGCCTGGAACTTGAGACCAATGTACTTCATTCGTAACATATCCATTCTTACCATTCCTAGCATCCTCCCACATCTTATAGAAGTGGTTCATACCATTAGGGGTAGAGATGATAATTACTTTCGTTGACTTACCAGAAGTAATAGTAGGATAAACAGATGCAAAGAATTGCTCCGCAACATGGTTTGGAACGAAAGCGAACTCGTCGAGGAAGAGAATGTTAAACGACATGCCTCGGACAGCACTTGCAGACGTAGAAGCAGCCAGTATCTTTGATCCATTTTCAAGTTCGACATTACCTTTGTTCCATACTAAAACACCATGTTGTAACCACTTAGGTAGATTCTCATATGCTAATTGTAACCTACCCAGTAGTTCCCTGGCGGTAGAAGCCTTGTTAGCAAGAATACCAATGTTAACACTATCGTAAAAGATAGCATAATAAAGAAGATAGGCGACCACAGTGGTGCTCTTACCAGTCTGTCTAGGAAGCTTCGCAATGTTGAATCTATTTTCGTGAAAATCTTTTAGGATACTTTGCTGAAAATCATACATCTTAAAAGGTACAAGACCTTCATCCAAAGAGATGATCTGCATATAATTCATAGCAAAATATAATGGATCATCCTTACACTTGATCCATTCCTTAACTTGCTTCTTTGTAAATTGTATCTCAGTACCTGCCTTCTTCAGGTTCGGGTTACCAAGATATACGTCAGTATTAGTAGCCATGGAATTATTTAGTAGCAGGAAGATAATTTATATTAATTACTACTCTTCTCTTCCAATCAGTACAAGTAGTTCCACTATGTCTAGTTGGTGTTGGGAATACACATAACCTATTTTCTTTACTATGAACCTTCTGTCCAGATTCTTCAAACTCTGTATAACCGTTACAAGTATTTACATAGAATATTGCAGTCATACCATTTGGCATTGGATTATCAATATGAAATCCATGTCTTACTACCTTTTCAGTTCTTACATTTAAATTTGCTTTAATCCTTACAGGTGCATCAAATTTTAATTGTGGAAATCTTAGAATAGGTTTTACTAAACCAATATGAGGACTCTGATATGCTTTAGGTTTTAAATTAGGATTATTTCTTGGTGGACCAAGAAAGAAAAATGTATGTGATAATTGATAATGATCTAACTCATCACACATAGTATCCTCAGGATTGATAACATCATCAGACCAATCCCAAGCAAACCTGCTCTTACCTCTGTTTTTCATAACAACATTCTGTAAGGTAAGGAAGTCCTTTTCACTTAGAACATCATCATATACTTCAATACTCATAATTCATCTGTAAAGTTATCAATAAATTCTCTACGTTGTTCCCAAGTCTGACCGCTTGTAGAACCTTTACAGGGATTTATACATCTATCATCACCATATTCATTACATACTAACCCTGCAAGATCATGAGGATCTCCTAGTTTACCAGTAGACCAGTAGAGTTGACCTTCAAACCATCTAGCATCACATTTACGACATACTGCATTAGTCAAGTGTTCCATGTTGTCTTCTCACCTCACGAAGATCTTCAAAGTTCTTTTGCTTAGTACCACCATCATATGGCCAAGCATATCCTTCCTCAATCATTTGCTCGTTGAGGGACACGCTGTTGTCCCCAATGTAACACCAGCCCAAAAGGCGGCCGTACTTACCGACACCACCAACAAGCTCAGTACGAATAACCAAGTCGTCATCACCTTTAATAGCGTCAGTGAGTTTTTCTTTGAGCCAGTTCGTTGCGTCAATTCCCAGCTCCTTCTCTTCTAAATTCCTTGTCCTCTTCTCTGGTGTGTCCACACCTGCAATTCTCACCCGTTCCTTCTTGGTCAGGCTGAACCCTAGGTCTATCGTCACGTCTATCGTGTCTCCATCCACCACTCGGTTGATCTTCACCACTCGGAAATTGTAACAACTCTTCCGACTCGGTGGAACCATAGCACCCATGTTTATCCTCCTCCATGATCAATGCACTATTTAGCACCTCTTCTGGAGAAGTTCTATTCTGTTCCGCTTCCCAATTCCTGTACTCCTGTATCATTGTGTTGGGATTCAGTGGAGATGTCGTTATGAGTAATGGGGTTAGGATACCAATCATCGTATTTGAAAATCCAAAATATAACTATGCCTACTGCTACTAACAGTATAGCACACATTATATTTATTGACCAAACCACATCGTTCATAACGGTTCTACAACCCAAGCAAGTGTATACAAATTATACAGTGAGGCGAACATTATGAGCCACACAAGTAAGCGTATCACGACTCAAGGACGTAATCTATACAGTGTGGATGGTCGTGGATGTATTTAACATCTTCTTCTGCGTCAACTTTTGCTTCGTAAGCATCGTTTGCATACTCACAGATCTCATGAGTATGCATAGAATAATCGTGATAACCAACGGTGTAATGTTTCATTGGTGGATCGAGCATAGAACACATTCTGGGCATTCGTGTTCAGATTCATAGTCATGTAATTTCTTGACGAGATGGTCATACTCATCCCACATATATTCAGAACCAGTATATTCTTTATATCTCTCGCAAGCGGTAATTAGACGACTAATATCCTTTTCATTGAATTGCATCATATTAAGCCGAGACTGCATTATTACTTATATCATGACGTTGGTAAGCTGCAGGAGTACGTGTTGAATTATCAACATTCCTTGCTTGGAATGTTCCAGGTGTTCTTGTGTTATTATCTACAGTTCTTGCTTGAAAGTCTGCATTCCAATTTTTAAATGTTATAGTAGTCCACCCCTCATTACCTGAGAAATGATTCACAGTTGTACTTCCTGGTTGAGGATCTACTGGATCACAGTCTACATCATTTCTTTGATAAGCCATGTGAATTAGTTAAAACGCTATTATATCTAGTTTTTTAACTAAGTTCATCGCTATAACAATTCTCTCTGATTCTGTTTCTAATACTCTATGTTGAAGCCATGCAGGAAAGATCAACATCATTCCATTCTTAGGTTGAATAGTTAATGAATCTTCAAATACTATAGGAGCAGAATCATCCTTAACATCAACGTAATATACTATTGATACATCTGATGGGTAATGATGGTGTTGTCTAGCATACTCTCCTTTCTCATACATACACATCCAAAAAGCAGATGGTAAGTAATGCACATCAGGTGCTAACCAATACTCTTTTGCTATACACTTAGCAGCATCACAACCTTTTTGAATTATAAAATCAAACCTATCTTCCTGAAGATGAGTCTCATAGGAACTTCTCCAAGCCCTAAGATTCGTATGCTCCTCTCTTTCAGGATACTTCTCTCTATATTGTTTGATTAAAGTTATTAGTTTTGGGTTGAGGGTTTCATAATCTGGAAGGAATGTTGAAAAGACAGGGACTTTCTTGTCCACTGTACTCATAGTTATTGCACTCATAAATCAATAATTCTCGAATCAGTTGCCCCTATTATTGGTAAGTCTAACATAGCCGCAGTCACATGTATATCTTTACTTGGTCCTCTAGCAATCTCTTTCCACTCAGAACCTATGAGAACTTCTAGTTTAGATTCCATTATCTCTTACCTCCATTCATTTGTTTGAGCATTTTTTGTAACTCTGCTGTGCTACCAACAAACATAGCATTGTTAGTAACCTTGCTTGGACCTCTCTGCTCTTCATTCACATCTTTCTTTTTCTTCTGAAGATCCATGAGTTTATCAGTCATGTCTGCTACTTGCTTCATAGCGTTTGTAGCAACTTCATATGCTCTAGGGTGACCACTCTCCTGAGCAACCTCTAAAGCACCTCTGACTGCCTCCTGACCCTGATCTATGAGGGAATACAATTCCCCTCTAGTATACTCATAGTCTTTCTGGACATCATCAGTAACATCCTTGAGGTTTGCCTTTCTAGTAGTGCAACCTCCTTCTGGTGTATCAGATACCTCAATGTCGAGGACTTCTTCCATATTCTTTTCAAATATATCGTCGCTCATAATATTGTATACCCACTATTAAATCCAAAGTCATCATCTGCTGTTACGATTAGATCATCATTAGCATCGATCTGACCATCTAGGTTCTTATCAACCTTAGCTTTAGGTGTGTATGTAAGTTCAGCAGCACGTCTACTAACACCACCTTTCTGTCCAACTGTTTCGTATACAGTTGCTTTACGGATGATATCTGCCTTGTTGTAAGGACCGTATAGGTATGTCTTAGCAGTAAATTGTAATGTGTATACTACCAACCTACGTTCTAAGAAACTATCATCCCACTCATCCTCCATATTAATTCCATTGAGAGTTACAGCAACATCTCTCTTCTCATTCATATCAGGAACCATGTTAAGGGTGATATTAAATGATGGTTGGAAGAATGGTAATATCTGTTCTAAAATCTGTAGTCCTGTATCCTGATCCTTAGACAAGATACCTAATTCAAAATCTAATGTATATGGTACTGGTACATACTGTACTCTTACTTCATCACCATCATTAGGAATAACATTCTTATACTTACGAACTGGACTTGTCTTTCTAGCAGTATCGTAATTTATACCAGTCATCTCGAAATACATTCGAGGCATTGTAATAGCAACCTTCTGAGTTTTCGGGTTTTCAAATAAACGATATAAAAACTTTTGCTTAGGACCATAGGCCAAAGCTACTTTCTCTGCTTCAACAACTTCGTTGGTTGAAGGATCTCTCTTTTTTATCTCAACGTTATTAAAAAGAGTACCAAATCCGATTACAGTTCTACGGATTGTTTCGTTATAAAAATGTGTTCCTAACATCAGAAGCTACCAGTAAAGTTACCAAATTCACCAAAGGGATTACCCTCTGTCCAATCTACCAATTCATCAGCACCAGTTTCGATCTGCTTATTCTGGTCGTAGTCAGAATTTGAGTTATCAATAGTACTAAACGATCCTAATGTATATAGGGCATTAGAATCTACTCCTCTTATCAAGTCACCATCTAGGAAATCACCTGTCTTATTCATCATACTAAGTTCTAATGTAGAACCATTCCATCCAGCAACCTCTCCTATTGTATTTGTAGAGAGATCAAACATCTGTGCTCTATTACCGCTAGTAGTTGTAGTTTCATATGCATTAATAACATATCTTGAATTAGCAGCATCATAATAAAACTCACCCTTAGTTGTTGTTGGAGTCTCACCAGTATATGTGTAACGATACCTCAACCTTAGGTCTTCAAAACTCCAGAAGAAATATTTAACTAGAGTTGTAGTAGCAAAGACAGGATCAAAACTAGCAGCATGATCTACAAATATCTGACCATCACCTTGAGCAGCCCAAATCCTATCACCACCCTGATTGTAGAAGTTACCACCAACAATATATTCTCTTGCTTGGAAATCTACAGAAGAATCTGGTGGAGCAAATGTAACAGTTGGTGCTGTTGTATATCCACTACCAGCATTGGTAATAGTAATAGCATTAACTGTTCCATTATTAACAGTACATGTAGCAGTAGCAGGTATATCACCTCCAGCAACATCTGGTGGATCTGATATTGTTATTAATGGTGCGGTTCTATATCCACTACCAGCATTATCAATACTAATTGTATTAACAATATCAGTCTGTAATGTAGCAGTACCTAATGCTGTAACTCTAGGTGCTGATAGTGAGAGAGTAGTAACAAATGTATTCTCAGTCTCAATCTCGTCAATCTCTTTGATACCAGTATCAAATTCATCAGAACCCTGCTCGTAGATCTCAGCAGTAATCTCATAGTAATATAATCTTCCTAACTGATAGAAAGGAGTTTCTCTCTCAACAAACTTAATCTCGTATGCGTTCTCTGTTAATGGGTAATATATTAAATCTCCTTCATTAGGTCTATCAGTAATAGTAAGACCAACTGAAGGTACTACAGATTGTTCCCATCTTCTCTTAGAAAGAATGAACTTAATCTCATCAGTAATCCTTACACCAAACTGACTAATGAATTCTGAAGGGGATCCAAATCCCTCAACATTAACCAAAAGCATCTCTATCATATACGCTTGGTTATACTCAGAATGTACTACCTCACCAAGAGTCTTATCCCTAAGCATTGACCTAGGAATATAGTAAACATCTGTACCAAATAACTTGATCTGTTCATCAACCAAGTCTTGTACAAGTAACTGTTCAGTGGTAGCACCACCGTGTTGAGGAAAATATACCTTCTTCATCCTATCATATCCATAGGTGGTAACTCAAATGTACTCATAGACTTATCCATGAGTTCATCTATTTCTTTTTGAGCATCATCAAATAACTGCCTACCATTCATACTAACTCCACCAGGAAGTGTTACTCCTTGGAACTTAATTAAGTTAGCACCCCATTGTTTTTTAATAAGTGCAGTAGCATACTTCTTAAGGAAGAAGTCATCCCAAACTTGCGAGTATGATGCTGGATCTAATGCCCTGTGACAATCTATAAGAAGGAATTGATCCTTAGTAACTCTGTTTACATCAATATCAATATACAGTCTATCTGCTCTTGTATTAAATCTAAACTCTACCAAAGCACCTGTATTGATAATCATATCAATAGTTTCAAAGTGTTGCTTAACCATGTAGTAGTTAACCAAGTCAACCCCACCAAAAGCAAGACCTGTTCCCGAAGTGTATGAGAACAAGTCCATCAAATAATACTGGTTGTTTAGTCCAAACAAACTGTTACGAACAAAGTTTGAACTGATACCATAAACCTTTGAGATACCAAAGATATGTTCTGGTATCTCTAAAAAATTCTTTCTATTCTCCCACGCTGCTGCATCAGGTGCAGTAGTCTGTTGTACTTCATTCTCTGTCTGGAACCTAGTTACATCATCATCTGTAAACTGGTGTTTCAAATACATCCTTTCGGATCCATCATAATGTCTCTCACGAAAATACTGTAAAGCATCATCGATCCGATCATCAATTTGATCATCATCTACATTGATTTCTAAGACTGGAGCACCTAACTGCCTCAAACAGTAATCTTTAAACTCAGCCTTCGTGCTAGGAGCAGCCATGAAAATACCGATAGTTTCCTAAATGGTATTTATGTGTTATATGGTTTTACTTCGTTTAAGAACCAATTCTTTGCTGCTGCAATAGTATTGAAGAATCTAACCTGTTCTGGATTCTTCTCCGTACCACCAAATTCACAGTACCATCCGATACCACCATTCTGACCTTCTGGAATATTGTCTGTAAGTAACTGGTTATCAGAAATTCTAGACAAACCCTCTGCTTCATACTCATCTTCAGCAAGTAGAACAGCATCAATAACCATGTGATACTTTTGAGGATCCCATTTTTCTTCGATCTCTTTTACTATCTCATACAATGGTAAGTCAGCAATACCAGTTCCATATGCTTCTCTGTCCTTAACTTCATACAAACCTTCGTCTGCATCAAGCGTGGCCATTGATCTATGTCTTGCTTCCTCGTCTATTGGTACGATTGGGAGACCCGTACCCTCATGTATACGCTCAGTCATTTTATGCTATACTAAATATCTACAGTATAACATATTTAGTCAGTTGACGGAATACCCGTTGTACGGTATAATTCTAAATGTATAAGAGAGTATTGAAATGAGTATACAAGTCCTTGTCCTGGAAACAGGCGAAACAGTAATTGGAGATATTAGCGAAGTCCTAGACAAAGAGAAAAATGAATCTCTTGGATACCGTGTAACAGATCCATATATTGTAAAGACAGTCTATGAAACCATAGATACAGCTGCTCCAGAAGGAGAGGTACAAGCACAACGTGCTAGAATCGATTTTGATTTCTGGGCTCCTCTAGCACAAGATAGGGAATTTGATTTTGTAAAAGATTTTGTGAGGGTTATCTACACACCTCAAGAATCTGTTACGCAAATGTATTTCGATACTCTAGCTAAAAAGGAATCAGTTGATGGTAACGAAGTAAATGTTGATACCATGAAAACTATCGTTAGTGTTAGAGAAGAAGACACTGGACTAAAAGGAAAAGAAGTTAAAACAGAAGCAGAACTAGCTGCTGCTCAAATGGAACTAGAAGCACAGCAATCCAATGAAGGAGGATCTATTGCAGATGAGTGATTTTACACTAAGCCGTGGTCGGCGTGATGTTATCAAAGAAATTAACTGGGATACCATTAGTGCATCTGGATCTGATGATACAGAAGTAGATGACTTTGGTGACTATGCTGTTGTTGATAATTTCTTACAAAAACCAGATGATTTCTGGAATGCTATAGATCTATGTCCAGCAGGATATGAAGCAAAAGTTATTGAAGCAGCACAAAAAGAAGGTAAAGGAACTAATGAACCTACTTGGCCAGGAGTTAAGCAATTAATTAGTACTCATTACCTAAGAGGTATTCTATTTGATTGTTATAAATTATTCATTGAATGTGAATTTATTCCACATGACTTGGATGTAAATCTAGAGAATCCTTCGTTTGCATTTGAACTACCAACATACTCTCTAACATATGCAGAATTAGTCACTCCTGATATGTTCTGCAATAAGAATGCAAACATGCCAGCACCAGGAAGATTTGATTACAACGCTGTTCTCTTTAGAGATGGTAACCCCAATCATGGTATTTCTTTCTATGATTATGTTCATGCTGGTGAACATTATTCAGACTTACAAGATCTAATGGAGATCAATGATGAGAACCTTCAAAAAGAGATTGGAGAAGGTTTGAACAAAACTATGATCGAAGAAGAGATTGTTAAATACGAAAACTTCACAGGCAATGAATCATTTCTGAAGTCTAGATTTGTAGAAGCCAAAGCAAATAGACTTGTCCTATTTAAAGGATCTAAATGGCACACATATGATTACAATAACGAAGGAGATTTCCATACTCTAACATGTAGTATTAACAATCCTCCTAAGCCAAAAGAAAATGAAGGAAATGAATTTGAAAATCCAGTTGATGAAGATCCGCTATATGTATGATGAACCTTCCCGATATCAAGTTAAGTGATTTCTCTGCGTACACATATAATGAACTACTTGAATTATGTGAATTTAATCCGTTAAATGATTTAGAGATTCTCAATACAGAATGTGAGGGAACTAGGTATCTAAGAATAGGAAATGTTTTTAAAAACCCTCTCGAACTGAGAGAGTTTGTTATGAAGTTTCCTACTGAAGATAAGAATAGAAGTCTACTTGAAGGTGAAGGTGAATCATTCGGTAAGAGTAGTAAATCACCTGGTATGCAACAACCCCTTGAAAGACAGTTGATTCCTGCTATAGGTAATCAACTGTATTTCATTGCGAGGAGATTAAACTTTATTAAATTTAACAAAGAACATGTAACTTGGAAATACTTTACTAACATTTATTATCCAGGCATGACTGCATTTAATAGAAATTATCTACCTCATGTTGATCCATTCTCCTTAGCAGCAAATTCATTTTTAACAGATTCACCAACAACTGCTACTGCTTTCTTTAGAGTCAGAGATAGAGTTAATGGTAAGTATTACTATGGTGCTAATGAAATCTATAGTAACCCAGATACCAGAAAACGTCACATCGAAAACCTCAAAGAAAGATATGGATATTGTGATAAAGGATTTGCTCCCACTGGTCTAGAACCTTGGGTGAAGTTTGATGGTGATGATTACTATGAAAAGTATCTCTCATTACCAGCAGACTTTAATTCCTGTTATATGTACTGGGGTAAGAAATGGCATAGTGTAAATTTTGACGCAGAAAAAGAAACCAAGATACGATATTCAATAGTTTCAGTTATAGAATGAGGACAACGTTCAGTCCAGATATGGTAAGAACATTTGAGGAAGTTTTCACCAAAGAAGACTTCCTCAAAATTAATGATGCGATGAGAAAACCTGCTTGGGCATATGGAAATATATCCAATCCTGAATCTCCATCCACACCATTCTTCTATATGCCTAGATTAGAAACTGATGAATTTTATTCAAAGCATTTGTTAGAAATTATATGTTCAACAGCAGGAAAAGAATATACAGTTAAAGAAGTATATGCTAATGGTCATATATTTGGTACTCAAGGATCTATACATCAAGATAGTAAAGAAGATGATGACTATACATTCTTGTTATATTCAAACCTAGTATTTGATAAGGTACATAAATGGAAACCTGAGTGGGGTGGAAAAACAGTATTCTTCTATGGTAAAGATAAGTGTGTATACAACTTACCTAAACCAAATACAGGAGTGTTGTTTCCAGCAAACATGCCTCACTATGCAGAATCAACTACACGACATTTTCAAGGATTAAGAATTACTGTTGCTTGGAAGTTGTCATTATCTAAATAGATTTTTAACTGTGAGGGAAGGAGTCGAACCTTCAAGTCCCGCCAGAGACACTAGTTAAACAGACTAGAGCGTTTACCGTTTCGCCACCTCACAAGGTAGCCCTTATTTAAGGGCTGAGATTAAACGGGTGACTCCTATACCACCTCCAGAACGAGGGAAGAAATCAAAGGAGAGGAACTTCTCAAGTTCATCTTCCACTCTTTCCTTACCAAACTTATCAATAATAAGCTGAGCATATCCACCATCTGATATGGTGTAGAAGGTGTTACGCATTTGTTCTTTATCGGTACTCCTTTCAGCACTACCGATAGTTTCCATACCATTTAAGATCACATCAATCTTTCTACTAGTACCATC